CGCGATAGCGCGACCCAGACCGGCGTAACGTCCTGCCCGGCGCCCGTACTCAAAAGGTGAGCCGTCGCCAGGCTGCTCCATAGTCTCATGGGCTACCCGACTTTGTTCTTCGAGTAGCCTCTTGATGATGATGTCAAGCATATAGTCTCCTAGTCAAGGACTATTTCTTGGCATCAAAGGAACTTAGTCCGCTTTTCGCAGGGGCATCGTTTTTCCCAGAAAGATTTCTGTGGATACCGTAGGATTTATGCGGCTTGACCATGTCATTGACCATGTTCTTGCTCGCGCCCGCAGGCTCGTTGTTCACGGCCATGCCCATGGCGAGCCGCTTATGCTGGGGGAGAAGGGATTCGTCCATCGTAAACCTCAGGGGTTGATACCGTGGCCAGTGGAAAGGTTCGACTTGCCGCCGTGCTCGGCCTCAAACACGGCAAGTTCCTTAGCGGTACGGTTGTCCGCATCGTTCATTTGCATCTTGGCCTGGATCTCGGCCATGTTTTCCTGCATCTTGATCTGGTCAAGCTGTGTTTCACGGGAAACACGGGCCTGCTCAAGTTGCAGCTTCGCCTGATCGTATTGCGCACGGGCCTGATCATACTGCGCCTTGCGCTGCGTCTCGGCCATGAGCACCTGCGTCGGGTCTTGCGGTCTCGGCGGCTGAAACTGCTGCATGAACTGCTGGGCCTGCTGGATGATGGGCGGCACGCCCTGAAGGCTCTGCTGAATCTCAGGCATATAGCGCTGAGACGCCATCGCTAGAAGCCGGTCGAGCTCAGCCGACACATCCTGATCCTTGCCCTCAAGGAAGGCGTCCAGAGGCACGCCAGCGGCGTTGCTGGTCTGCTCATAGATGTAGAGCGAGTACCAGTACGCCATGTGCTCCTTGATGTGCTGGAGCACGCCGGGGATGTACACCGGCCCAATCAGCTGGCTCATGCCGAAGATCGGGCTCTTCAGATAGTCCAGATGAACCTGGAGATGCGCCAGATGGTCCTGCATCGGGAATGCCGCCACAGGCCTTCCCAGCGTCATGGCGAGGTTCTCATTGACGGCGTTGAGTTCGATCGGCTCGGGCTTCTTCGCCAGTAGCGGCTTGTAATCAGGGATCTTCATCCCCTCAAGGAACCGTTCCTCAACTGCGCGCTGGTCATAGAGGCCGGGCACAGCGGCGGCCCGCTGCACGAGAGCCTGGTACTGAGCGGCGCGTTGCACGTCTGAAAAAATGTTTGGATCCGAGACCGGGATCACATCCATCGGGCCTTGGAAATCCTTGGCCTTACACATTTCCTCGCCGGTCACGCGCTGGATGTAGTCGTCGTCGATGTGCTTGGAGTTCAGACGGTGCAGGACCTTCAGCGTCATCGCCATGGCGTTATGCAGGCGCGCATGGATGGCCGAGAACACCGTCATGCCCTGCTCAATCATGGCGAGGGTGGTGCCGACCGGGACGTTCGGGTTCTGATCCTGAAGCTTCTCATAAGTCGTGCGGACGACGCCACGAGCGGACTCCGTCACGAAGCCCAGAAGCTGGTAGAGCACGGCGTTCGGCGGGTTGAACGGCACGGCCATGGCGATCTTGCGGACGTCATCGACGCCCACGCCGCCCTCAATCTCCGTCACCTGCGTCGGCTCAATGCGGTCGGACTGGCCACCGCGAGAGCCGCCCTTCAGCTTCAACATACCGGGGAAGTTGTTGATGTGCGCCGAGTCGAGCAAGGCCCTCAGGGCGCCCGTAGCCGCAGCCGACAGGCTGCCGATCATATGGGGCAGCCCGATGGGGTAGGCTCCGCGCCAGGGCACGAAGGGGAACTCAACCATGTGGATGAGTTCTTCCTGCTGCTCGTCGTCTGGATCCCAGTTGCGGTAAATCGACAGCGTTTCTTTCGTCGTGTGATCCACCGTGACGAGATAGGGGGCGAGACCAAAGTTATCTTCGAAGTCTAAGTAACAGGCGATCTCAAAGACCGTGCGCAAACCGTCTTCGTTGTAGCTGGTCTGCTCGCGGCCCTCGATCTTGTTGTTGGCCTTGCCGGGGCCGGTGAGATCCGGCTCCTGCGGCGCAACGAGGTTGATGTCGCGATACATGCCGGTGCCGACGCGCTTCTCAAACTCAAGGCGCGTGATGTACTGGACATGGGTCTTGCGCTCGGCGGTATAGAAGCTGGTGGCGCTGTAGGGAAGGTAAACGTCGTCGATCGGCACGAAGATCGCGCGCGGACGGTTACGCTGCTCGTCCCAAACCAGCTTGAGGTACTGGGCACCACCGAGCGGGACCTGCGTGGTCAGCTGCTCCAGTTCGGGGCGGAACTCGACCATCTGCTGGGTCAGTTGCCAGTTCATGAATTTCTGTTTGCGCTTGGCCTTTTCCAGCTTGGCTTGCGTGACCTCACCGGGGATAAATTCCTTCACCGGACCATTAGCAGGAAACAGTTCCTTAATAACACGGGAAGAAAAGTCTACGCAGGCTTCGGTCAGCATGGGGTGCACGACCTTTGACGCACCCTGGAAGTCGGCGCCGCCGGGGGCGTCGTCACCCAGGCCAGTGCGGCGCAGGCCTTCCTCGTACTGTTTATCGCGCAGCGACCTGGCTTCCTTGTCGCGCTCAATGAACTCCAGAAGCTGGCTGGAGATCATCATCATGTCGGTGTTTGGCATGTCCTCAGCCAGGTTCGCATAGAACTCGGCGTTCTGGGCCATGTCAGGCTCGTCAAGCGTCACCGTCGCAGAGCCGTCCTCATGCTCCTCAATGTCGCTCTCGGCATCGGGCTGCATCTCGACTTCTGCGCCCTTTTCGTCTTCATCCATGGGAGAGCCTTACAGGTTTGATAGGGGTGATTGCCCCAGAGCATACCCTACATTTGGGTTTTGCGATATTGGGGACGGGGCGGGGCTCGCGTTCACGTTGCGCATGGACAGCGTGGCAAGGCCAGGCTGCATGGTCGGCACAGACGCAGCGATGGACGGGGCCATGGGCGAGGCATGAGGCGCGTCAGATCCGACAGCATCACTAGAAGCCAAGCCTGGAGGCTGGGCAATACTCCCTACCGGGCCGCCGCCATCCGTGAACGCCATCGTGGGATATGGAGGCACTGTCGGCTGGGACGGGGGCTGCATGGGCGACACTAGGCCACCATCAGCAAAATACTGATCGGCGTCGAAGTAGCCGCCCCTGGCCGAGTAATAGGTGCGCTCAGGCCCCATGCCGTAACGGTAGAGATTAGAGCCAGCGCCGAGATACCTGCGCAAGATCGCCTCTTGCGTGGCGACAGGGCTTACCGCCGCAGGCAGGGAAGAGCCTGATCCAGTGGTTGGCGTGACTGTGGTGACGAGGGGCGGAACCACCCCTTCACTGCCACCATCACCAAAAAGATCAGGCGTTGTGCCGGGCTCAGCGCCCTTGGATCCAGCCAACAAGCTGCCGACAGTCGGCCCTCCAAGGAGCCCAGACGCGGTGTTGAGGAGTCCCAAACCAGGCACCATGCCGACAGCAATATTGAGCGCCGTCGTGCCGGGGTTGTTAATGGCGTTGTCAATACGGCTGTCAATGGCGGGGATGCCGGTATAAGACGGGCCCTGAACAGTCAGGGGTCCGGTTGATACATCTGGAACGCTCGGAGCCTCAGCGACTGGGCTAGAAGGAGCTGTAGCAGGGCCTATGGGAGTCATTCCAGCGTAAGGATCAAGAGCCATCGGCCCTCCTACAATCCCGGCTGTTGTAAATTGTCCAGTTAGCGTAGGGGAAAATGCGCCCGGCGTCCCAGCCGCCCAGCTGGCAGGAACAGATGATGTCGTCATTGCTGGGGCAGCAGGCTCAGGTGCTGGCGGGGTAATAGGAGTTGTCTGCACATAAGTGGTTGTCAGATCAGAAAGATCTTCGTCAGAAGGCGCGGTCGTTGTAGACCCAACTGGTGCAGAGGCGGTCGCAAGCCCTGGCGCGCCAGCCGTTGGGCTACCTGACATGGCGGGGGAACCCATGACATTTTGATTCCCATAGGCTCCTGAAAATGTTACATTTTGATTGGCTATAGAAGTTGGATCAAAAGCGTTAAAACCGTATTTGTCCTCTGTGGAACTTGGCGGCATTGCAGCCCTATCGGTCAACGCATTTGATAGCGCAACAGCATTGGGATCCGCTAATTGCCCTTGTGCAGCATAAGGGCTAACCATGTACCCATAAGATGGGGCATTTTGCGCGGCCTGCGCGGAGCTGATGCCAAACAACTCGCCGAGAGTGCTGCCGAGCGAACCCAGACTGCCAAGCGTCCCAGATGACCCCTGCGCCGCAGCATTGGCATCCAAACCCGTGCTCACAGCGTCGAGCGTGTTGCTGAGCGCCGCGTTCTGATCAGCCAGAGAACTATATGTTGCGGCGCTGATGCCGCGATCAGCCTGCGGCGCGCTCATAAGGGCGTTCAGTTCTTCGGGGCTCATAGCGGTCAATGAGTCGTTGGTGAGCCCAACCATGCCGGTATCAGGGCCATCTGGCCCGTCAGCAAGTCCTGCTAAACCTTCAGCGCCCTGCGACCCAAGCCCGGCGCCCAGCCCGCCCCAGCCCGCTGCTTGACCGGCGGACAACCCCAAACCATTAGTTTCTCCAGGCGCATTTGCAAGGTCGGAAGCAGCATTGTTACCAAGGCCAACAGCCGACCCTAAATCTCCAGTCGCGCCGGTGGCCGCTGCCGCAGCGTCCGCTGCCGCACCAAGATCGCCAGCTAAGCCTGAAGCTGCGGCAGATGCGGCATCGGCCCCAGCATCGGCAGCGGCGCCAAAGCTGCCTGTTTCGCCGCCAACAGATCCATCGCCAAAGCCACCGGCTGCCCCCGCGCTTCCAGCAGATGCTTCGCCAGCAGATGATTCGCCAGCAGATGCTTCGCCAGCAGATGCTTCGCCACCGCCATCATCGCCATCACCGCAGCCGCAACTACAGCCGCAGGCGCACCCCTGAGCCGCAAGGGAAATCACCCGGCCCTCCATGGCCGCAGCCATCGGGCCGCCCAACATGTTGAGGAGCGCCCGCTCCTCCGCTGTAATCATCGGGATGACCTTGGGCTCGCCGCGCTCAAGCGGCTTAGCCTCAACGATCTTGGCCACCGTTTCGTCTTCGACGACATAGTGCTTCAATAGCTTGGCCGCGAGGGCCCGAAGATCCTTGTCATTCATGTCAGGGCCTGCCGCTCTTCGTTGAACCGCTCAAGGTTCGGGAAATTGGTGAGCTTCGCCCCATTATCGCGCAGATTGGCCACTTCAATCAACCTCAGGTCATGAAGGTCGTCGGGGGACACCTCCACGGGCTCCCCAGAGCGCCAATCGCGGACATCGCCGCTCTCAAGCCCCTGCGGTCGGTTGATGGTGGAGAACAGCCACGCCAGGCGCTCGGCGCGCTCGCCGAACAGGCCCTTGATCACCGGGCGCTGGTCGCTCGGGACAGAAGCCTTCCTGAAGGAATTGGTGCCGTAGATCGAATGGAGGCCACCAGCGATGGCGACCTCTTCCTCGGCCCCCATGCGCTTGAGGTCGTCATAGGTGTTCGTCAGGTGC